ACCCGCACCCCGTTTGATGGGGCGGTGATTGATCGAGCCGTGCAGCTGACCGAGGGGGCCGATATGCCCGATGAAGTCCGTGCCCGGCTGTTGCTGGCGCGTGCCCGGGGCGTACTCGGCACCGGTAGCGACGATGCGTCGCTGCCGCTGGACGCCGTCACTGCAGCGGTTGCCGACCTGCGCCGAGCGATCGCGCTGCACGATAGCTGTGGCGGCAAGGAAGACCTCAAGCGCGCTGAGCGCATGTTGAAGAGATTCGAGGCCAGCTGATCCAACCGCTGGCTCACACTGAGCGTACCCCGCAACCCCGCCGGCTCGGGGCCGATCATTCACAGCGTGCTGATGGATGTGACGCCCCGACCACCGGCGATCAGGACATCACCATGAGCAGCTTTACCGCCAATTCCTCTACCCCTTCAAAGCAAGATCCCATCGCTGCCGGCGATTTCTGGCCACGCATCGAGATGGATGTGCTGCGCGAGACGATCCGTATTCCAGGCAATGTAACCCCACAACGCCTGCGTGCGACCGTAGTGATGGCCGTGATGTCAGTGATGGCCGAATTAGACTCTTGGCGCACCGAGCGGGAAGCAGCCGGCTATCGCACCTTGAACGAGGTGCCGGCGGCGATCGTCGATGGCCAGCCCTATTTGGTGCAGCTGTTTCTGCGCGCGGTCTACTGCGCCACCGCTGTGGAGTTGCACGAGCGGTACCGCAGCTATGACGCCACCGCTCAGGGCAATCAGCGCGCCGATGATCTAAGCCCCACCATTGATGAGATGCGCCGGGATCTGCGCAATGCCATCAGCGATCTGCTCGGTACCCGCCGGGTCACCGTGGAGCTGATCTGATGCGCGTGATGGCCCTGCAAGGCGACACGCTCGATGCGCTGTGCCACCGCCACCTGGGTACCACCGCCGGCATGGTGGAAAAGGCCCTGGCACTCAATTACGGGATCAGCCTGCACGGGCCGATCCTGCCGCTGGGCACCGTTATGGAGCTTCCCGAGGTGCCGACCCCATCCGCGGGCGCCGTGGTGCGCCCGCTGGTTCAACTCTGGGACTGATGATGACCGAACCCACCTCCACCGGCAGCATGGCCGCCCTGGCCGCTAGCGTTGGCCTGGCCTCGCTGCTGCCTGGCATCGAGACTGATGCCTTCATTGGCGCCTTCGCTGGTGCCACCTTGTTTGTCGTCTCGGCCAAGGATCTGTCGCTGTTCAAGCGCGTGATCTACCTGGCCATCAGTGTGGTGGCCGGCTACCTAGGCGGTACCGAGGTCATGGTCCGCTTCGATGTGGCCTCCAGTGGCCTGGCTGCCTTCCTGTGCGCGGCCACCATCATCACCCTGACCCTGGCCCTGATCGAGCGCAGCCGCAGCGCTAATCCGCGCCACCTGCCGCGTGGAGGCTGCGATGGTTGAACTGCTCACCCCTGCAACCTTGCTGTGCTGCCTGGCTATCTGCGCACGCCTACTGAGCTATCGGCCTGCGCCTGGCGCCCGACACCGCCCGGGCATTGCCTGGGCCGCCTGGCTGCTGATCGCCGCCACCGGCGGTCAGGCCCTGCAGATCCTGCTGCTGGGCCAGCGTGCACCCGTCAGCGGTTGGCAGCTGATCCTGCTGCTGATCCTGGCAGTGGCCGTGTACCGCGCACGCGGCAATCTAGCCCAGTTGTTTGAAGGCCGCTGACATGCTCACCGCTGCACTACTCGCCCAGATCATGCAGTGCCCGCTGCCGCGCGCCCAGCGCTGGGTCGATCCGCTGAACGCGGCCATGAAGCGCTTTGGCATCACCACGCCGGTGCGTGTGGCCTACTTCCTGGGCCAGCTGGGCCATGAGAGTCTGAGTCTGTCGCGGGTGGAGGAATCGCTCAGCTACAGCCGCGCCCGCCTGCTGGACGTGTTTGGCGCCTATGTAGATGCCGATGAGGCGGCGGCCTTTGTGCACCAGCCGGTCAAGCTGGGCAATCGGGTCTATGCCAACCGCGATGGCAACGGCACCGAGACCAGTGGCGATGGCTACCTGTTCCGAGGGCGCGGGCCGATGCAGCACACCGGCCGGGGCAACTATCGGCATGTCGGTCAGCTTATTGGCCAGCCGCTGGAAGAACAGCCGACCCTGCTGCTGGAGCCGGAAATCGGCGCCATGGCCGCTGCTGCCTACTGGCGCGATGCCGGCCTCAACACCCTGGCCGACAAGCGCGACGTGTTGGCCGTCAGCCGCACCGTGAACCTGGGCAATGCGCGCAGCCGCGCCACGCCCAACGGCCTGGCCGATCGCACCGCGCGCACCACTCGCGCCCTGGCTTTGCTGGGAGTGCGCTGATGCTCCAGCGCCTCCTGCTAGCGCTGATCCTGGTGCTGGCCACGGCCGGCCTGTTCAGTTGCCAACAGATCCGCGTCAGCCGCGCCATGACGGCACTGGATCGTGCCAACGACGCCCTGGACCGCGCAAACGCCGAAAAGGCGGACTTGGCCAACCAGCTGACCCTGGCCCAGGGCACTACCCGCGTCGTGACCGAATACGTGGACCGCGTCCAGGTCGTACGCGAGCACGGCGACACCATCGTCAAAGAGGTCCCTGTCTATGTCACCCAAAATGCGGATGCTGCCTGCGCTGTGCCTGCTGGCTTCGTGCAGCTCCATGACGCCGCCGCGACCGGCCAACCTGCCGGTGTTGCCGGCGATCCTGATGCGCCCGCCGCCGGCGTTGAACTCTCTACCGTCGCCCAAACCGTCGCCAGCAACTACGCCCTCTGCCACGCCACTGCCGAGCAAGTGATCGGCCTACAGGGCTTGGTGAGGGAACTGCATGCCGCGCTCGGTGGCCAGGAACATGCACCATGAAGAAGCCCCAGCTCTTACGCCAGCACCTGGTGGCCGCCCTGCCCTGCCTACAGGCCGACCCCGAGCGCCTGCTGATCTTTGTCGACAACGGCGGGGTGGCTGGCACCTACCGACCCGGCGCCTCGTTTGAATACCGCTACACCCTGGACCTGGTGCTAACCGACTTTGCCGGCGCCCCGGAGGCGGTGATGGTACCGCTGCTGCAGTGGCTGACCCGTCATCAGAGCGAACTGCTGGCAAACCCTGCCAATCGCGACAAGCTGACCTTTGAGGTCGATGTGCTGTCCGACAACCTGGTGGATTTGGCCATCAAGCTGCCGCTAACTGAGCGCGTGCGTGTGGTGCGCGATGCAGGCGGTGCGCTGATACTGGAGCACTTGCCCGAACCGCCCACCGAGGACGAACACACCGATACGCTGGCCGGGGGCGCGCTGTTGGCCGATGGCGTGGTGATCGCCACCCTGCCGACCATCGCGTAATGAACGCAGATCTGCAGCGCCTTGAGAACTGGGTCGCGCCGCTCCTACAGCAGCTGCAACCTGCCCAGCGCAGCCGGCTGGCCCGCAAGGTGGGCACCGCGCTACGTCGCGCGCAGCAACAGCGCATTGCGGCCCAGAAGAACCCGGACGGCTCGCCCTATGCGGCCCGTCGCAATCCGCCCAGCCGCCGCGCCAAGGCCGGGCGCATCAAGCGCGGGGCGATGTTTGCCAAAATCCGACAGGCGCGCCACCTGCGCGTGCGCGCAAACCCCAATGAAGTGGCCGTGGGTTTTACCGGACGTGTCTCGCGTATCGCTATGGTCCACCAGGAAGGCCGGGGCGATAGCGTGAGCAAAGGCGGCCCACGCGTGACCTATCAGCGGCGTCAGCTGCTGGGCTTTACGCAAGCCGATGTTCTTCAGGTCCGCGAACTAATTTTGGGCCACCTCCGCCAGCAGTGGCAGCCTTACCCCAAGTGAAACGTTGCAGCACGGCAATGTACACCGCCCGTGTCAGTCCAGATAAGGCCATGGCGCACACCATCGAGCGGCCGACATGCGTTGTGATGTAAAAGGCGAGCGGCCGAGGCAATCAAAGTCGCTCTAGATCAAGCTAAACCGACGAAGCGCAACCATCGGCACAAATGAACACCGCAAGAAAATTCGAATATTTTCGAACAATATCGGCCAGGCGCTAGACCCAATATCACGTCCAAAAGAGGGAAGATCCAGCGCGGCTCAGCCACTTCGATCGAAGATCTGTACCCAACAGATCAACTATTGCTTCCCGGTCAACGCGCATCATCCAGCCAACCATCTTCAAGCGAACCTTCATGGTAATTATTCGATCATCTTCGCCTCCACCTAGCCCGACCCGCATCTACCTGGGCGATGGAGTTATGTGCCGACCTGGAGAAGCTCGCACCTTCGCACAGAAAATTGTCGAAGCGTGCAATAGACGATGCACCACGGAGATAATCTCCACCCACCCGCACAGCGACCCGACCTCTGCAGAAACATTCCGCTGTCTGGCCAAAGGTTACTTTGGCTCTATCGAAGATCGCATTGAAAGTAAGTCACTCTTGATGCAGATGGACATTGCTCGAATCCCTTCGCTTCGCAATCACGCCCAGGCCATTGCAGAAGGTGATGCGGTTGCGATCCAAACTTTGCGCACCCAAGTCGACAACGCACCTATCACAGCGTTATTTGACAGCCTCTGCATCTCTCACCAGCAAGGCTCATTAATCTTGGCTATGGAAGAGCTTTCGAACGATGACATCCAACCCCTAATCGAGGAGGCACGCACAAACATCTTTCTTCGCCATGGCGCAAATCCACGAAATTTAGCCAATTATGTTGCACAAGGAATTTCATGGACGCATCCGCGAAACGATAGGAATGTTGCAATTGCCCTGGAATACACAATTTCGCAGATTCCGCCTGAGCAGTTGCGGGAAGATCAGAATGAGGGGGATTATCAAGTTCTTTTACGAGTCGCGAGTACGCCACGCGATGGCATTGAAGCACTGACCACTCATATCGAACAACTCTCCGATCAGGATTTTCAGGCAGTGCTGCGTCAATGTGCCGTAGAACTTCTGGTATGGGGTGAAGTACAACGCAGCGACGCAAAAAATTGTGTGGGAATCACACTTGCCCTTGCCAATGAAGGTGGGCGACTGGAGCTCAAGAAGCTGATCGAGCAACCTTATCGGGACCCCAATGTGATGCTCATCGGCTAAAGGTAATCTGTAGCGCGTGACACTACGTGTCAGGGCAATAGTGAAGTGTCCGCGGCCCGACGACGATGCTTCAACCTTCGTGTCGGGCCGTTATTGTGTCCACCTTTACCGCCGTTGATCTATCAAAGCTGCCCGTACCCGATGTGTTCGAGCAGCTCTCCTTCGAGCAGCTGCTCGCCCAGCGCGTGGCCGAGCTCCACCTCTACCTGCCCAACGTGCTGCTGCTCGAGTCCGAGCCGCTCTATAAGCTGCTCCAGGCCAGCGCGTACCGCGAGCTGATCCTGCGCGAGCAGTTCAACCAGCGCGCCAAAGGTCTGCTGCTGGCCTATGCCCAGCACGGCGACCTGGATCACCTGGCCGCACCGTTTGGCGTCACCCGGCAACTGCTGACACCGGCCGATCCGGTCACCGGCACGCCGGCGGTGTATGAAGATGATGCCGCCTTCCGCCGCCGAATCCAGCTGGCCCCGGAGGGCCTGTCTGTCGCCGGGCCGGAAGGTGCCTACATCTTCCATGCCTTGGGCGCCGATCCGCGTGTGCTCGATGCCAGCGCGATCAGCGATGCGCCGGGCGTGGTGCGTGTGTCGATCCTCTCGCGCGAGGGCGATGGTAGTGCCTCCAGCGAGCTCATCACTGCCGTGGATGCGGCGCTTTCGGCCGACTCGGTACGCCCGCTGACCGACTACGTCATTGTGCAAACGGTGGAGGTCGTGGCCTTTGCCATCGACGCCAGCGTGTACACCTTCGCCGGCCCCGATGCGCAGGTGGTGCTCGGCGAGGCCCGCCGACGCCTGCAGGCCTATGTGGATGACTCCCACCGCATCGGACGCGATGTGACCCGCTCGGGACTGTTTGCAGCCCTTCATGTCGAGGGCGTGCAGCGCGTGGAACTGCATGCGCCGCTGGCCGATATCGCCGTGACAGCCACCCAGGCCAGTCACTGCACCAGCATCACGCTCACCAATGGCGGGGTGGGCGATGACTGAGGCCGTTGCCCGCCCGGTTCGCGCCATGCCGTTTGCCGTCGGCAATGGTGCCACCTCCCGTTACCGCCTGAGCATTGCCGGCTATGCCTGGCCGGACATCCGTCAGTTGCAGGAGGTCTATCTCAGTGATTGGCGTGGCACTGTGCCCCTGTCCAATCGGCCGCGCAGCAATCAGCTCGTCTACTCGCAGCAGCCGGACCGATCACCGTGGAAGGGCAGCAACTGCCAATTACTGACCGAGCTTCCAGCGCCGGACGGCAGCGCCACCGCTGTACGTCTGATCCCGACCGGCGCTACTCCCAGGTCGCATTACGTGCGTCAGCCGATCACCGTCCCGGCACTGTCGCAAGGGGCAGCCGTCTCGGCCTATGTCCGCAGCGACGGCGCATCGCGAGCGGTGCTGACCTTGTCCAGCCCCACCGGCGCCGTGCAGGTGGAGTACCGCTTTGCCGACGCCCGCTTCACCTGCGTGCAAGCGCCAGCAGGCGTTACGGTGGCCGCCGACCCGCTCGAAGATGGTTGGGTGCGCCTGCGGTGCGAGAACGTGCCCAACCTGAGTCCGCAGGCCCGAGAGCTCACGGTATACCCCTCCTGCGAGGGTAGCCTGGCCGGTCCCTGGAGCCGGATCAATGCCACCGCCATCGTCTCGGATCCATCGCCGATCGCCGGGGTGAACTACGACGGCCTGATCGAAACCGCCGTTTCCACCAATCAGCACCATTACGCGTACCTGCGCCACATCGTGCGTGCCGGGCATCGCTACCGGCTTCGTCTGGCCGCACGCGAGCGCAACGGCAGCAAGCGCTACCTGGGGTTGCAGTTGCAGAGCACCGACGGCGCCGTGGCGCGCACCAATCGCTTGGCCGTCGACCTGGCCGAGGGCATTGTGGTCGGACCGATGGATACCCCTAATGTGAGCGCGCTGCGCATCGTGCCCAGCGGCGACGGCGGCCGGTTGATCGAGATGGATGTCACCGGGGTGGCCGATGGGCTGCTGATGCTAGCGCTCTATCTGCACGTACGCCCCGACAGCGATCAATACCCGGGTGATGGGGCCTCCGGCTTGGACATCACCGCCCCTTACCTGTGGGATCTGGACGATGCAACGAGCCCGGTATATCCGTACACCAGCACGAGCGTTGTGCCAGGTGGCGAGGAACATGCATTGCGCTTGTGGGGAGCGCAGCTGGAGTACGGCCCACAGGCCACCGGCTACATCCCCACCTTTGCTACATCGGTCACCGTGGTCGATTACCGGCTTCAGGCGCCCTGGACGATCACGCTGGATCAGCCCTTGCCTGCCGGCGCACGGCTGAGTTGGGACGGGATCATCGGCCATGTACCCTCCCCTACCCTGTTGCCGCCCAATGCCACCGCGCTGGAGCGTGCCGGCGAAGCGGCCGATGCCTGCCTGATGCAGGTGCCCATGACCCATGGCTTGCTCAAGGATCCGATGCGCTGCCCGACCGGCTTCCTGCCGTGGCTGGCCTGGGAGATGTCCCTGGATAGCTGGGACAGCGCCTGGCCCGAGCGTATCAAGCGCCAGCGCATTGCCAGCGCCATCCCGATCCAGCGCAGCAAGGGCAC